CGAACTTACATTGGTAGCGACAGAGAAAATCTACGCTAACTTTATGGAAGCGACTAACGAAGCAGGATTAGGAACAGCAGGATTAACTGTAGTTACAGCTTAATAACAACCTAAACACAACACCAAAACCCTCGCTTTAATTAGTGGGGGTTTTCTTTTTTAAAACAAATAAAAATAAATAAGTATTATAGGTATGATTATCTTACTAGAAAGCGTAAGCGCACAAGCCTTTAAATTTATTCCTAGAGAACTCGAAGCAGATTCTATGGTAATAGAAGACGAAGCAGAGAATACTAGCGTTACTTTTGCTATTACTCCTACGTTCGACAGGTACTATATGGTAGTCACAGAGACGCTTACTCTAGTACAAGGTAGATTTTATACTCTAACAGTTTTAAACGGCACAGACGAAGTGTATAGAGGACGTATATTCTGCACTAATCAAACGGTAAGCGAATACTCAATCAATAATGGAGAGTATGTACAACACACAAGCGACGACGATTTTGTAATAATTGACTAATGGAAGAAAAAACAAATACTAATATCCACGTTTTAGAGTTATCTAACTATACTCAACCTACGATTATAGAAGATTCTCGTAATGATTGGATTGAATACGGAGACGATAACCTGTATTATGATTGGCTTATTGCACGTTATAAAAGCTCTACTACGAATAACTCTATTATAAACAACGTAGCAAGGTTAGCATACGGAAAAGGATTAGAGGCTTTAGACGCTTCTAAGAAGCCTAACGACTATGCAGTAATGAAGTCATTGTTTAAGCCTAAGATGTTACGTGCAGCACTCTTAAATGAGTATATGCTTGCAGATGGTTACTTACAAGTAATCTTTGATAAGAAACATACTAAGGTTTTAAGAGTTGAGAACGTTAAAACTCGAATGGTTAGACCGTCGAAATGCAATGAGAACGGAGAGATTGATTTTTATTACTTCTCTAACGATTGGAGTGACACAAGAAAATATCCACCTAAAAGGTTTGCAGCGTTTGGAACGTCTAAAGATGAAATCGAATTTCTACACTTTGGAAAAGAGTCAATCGACCTTAAATACTTTTCAGAAGTTGACTATATGGCGAGTTTGCCGTATGCAGTTTTAGAGGAAGAAATAGCAGACTATCAAATTAACGACGTAAAAAATCACTTTGCTCCAACAATGATAGTTAACTTCAATAATGGAGTACCTACAGAAGAGCAACAACGAGCAATAACTAAAAAAGTAACAGGTACTCTTACAGGGTCGGGAGGTAGGAAGGTTTTAACGGCTTTTAATGCTAACCCAGAATCTAAAACAACTTTAGACCCTGTTCCTTTAAATGACGCTCCAGAGCATTATGCTTATTTATCTAATGAAGCACAAGCGAAAATCTTAAACGGTCATTGTGTAATATCTAGCTTTCTAGTTGGTATTAATCCTGATGGTAGCGGGTTCTCTAGTTCAGCAGACGAAATTCTAGTAGCTACAACGACTTACTACAATCAGACTATTAGACCACACCAAGAGATACTACTAGACGCTTTAGATTCAATCTTAGCATTTAACGGTATATCTTTAAAACTATACTTTAAAAACTTAAACCTTTCAGAGTTACAAGCAGGAGAAGAGCCAAAGCAAGAGGAAGCAGAATTTAAGTTGTCTGCTTTAGATGTTTTCGGGGAGGACGAAAGCGATGAATGGGAATTGATAGACGCTAGAGAAGTAGACTATGATTTAGAAGACTCACTAGACGGAGAGTTTGCAAATTGGGGTCATAGCGCATTAAAGAAAGTAGCACTAGCTACAGGAGTTGCAAGCCCGAATAAACCAAGTAACCAAGACAGAGAGATAGACGGTTTCTTTTTTAAGGTACGTTATAAATATGTAGGCAATGAAAGCCCAGAGCGTGGATTTTGTAAAGAAATGATGAGCGCAGCTAAAATATACCGTAAAGAAGATATTATTAGAATGGGTAAAAGCGGGATTAACAGAAGTCAAGGACACGATGGTGAGTTAATGGATATTTGGAAGTTTAAAGGCGGTGTAGCTTGTAAGCATAAGTGGGAGCGTAGAACGTATGTAAGCGCAACTAAGAAAGCAAGTATAGGAAGTCAAAAGACAAACCAAATTAGCACAGGTAAGGCAAGGAAATTCGGTTACAGACCCGTTAACAGTAAAGAGGTTTCGGTTAAGCCTCACGATATGCCGAACTTAGGACATCACCCAGATTATAACAAATAGACATGGCACAAGCATTATTCGTAACTACAAAAGATATAGCACAATTCACAGCCTTAAACGGGAATGTTGATACCGATAAATTCATACAATTTGTTAAGATTGCTCAAGACATACATATACAAAACTATTTAGGTACTGACCTCTACGATAAGATAGGAGCAGACATAGTAGCAGACACTTTAGCAGGAAACTACTTAACGCTTGTTAATACGTATATAAAGCCTATGGTTATTCATTGGGCTATGGTTGAGTACTTACCATTTAGTGCATACACTATAGCTAACAAAGGAGTCTATAAGCACTCAGCAGAGAACAGCGAAACAGTAGATAAGGGAGAGGTAGACTTTTTGATAGGTAAAGAGACTAGCATAGCGGAGCATTATACAGAGCGTTTTGTTAAATTCATTTGCTATAACTCTACAGACTATCCCGAATACAATTCTAATACTGAGGATGGAATGTACCCAGACAGAGATGTAAACTATACTAATTGGTTTCTATGAAAAAGAAGATGTACAAACCTAAAAGAGAGAATATAATTAAGCTACAAAAGGCTATAAAAACTTTAAAGAATGGCAGATAGTACGATAAGCGGATTAACGGCAGCAGGAACGCTAACAGGAACGGAAGAAGTAGCAATAGTTCAAAGTAGTTCGACTAAGAAAACAACGGTTCGAGACATGGCAGAGCTTGTAATAGCTCCTATCTATACGGTTGACTTTATGAGTTCACTAATAACTATTTTTTATGCTCCTATAGCTTTCTCTATTGACTCTGTTACTGACTTAGTAAATTCACCTACTACGACTATTTTAGTTAACGATGCTTCGTACACTTTAGGGGTTGCTATTTCGGCAGGAGATAAAATAACGGTTTCAGTTAGCACTAATGCTGTAGTACGATTAATAACTTCTTTATAATGTTACAAGATACATACATAAAAGCTAATGACGTAGTTGATTGGTATCAATTAATTGTCGATATGTTCGAGGGTAGAGTAGACGAAGACGGAGGGGCTTTAGAGTCTGGGGCTTGTTTAATCACAATTTTAGAAGCATGAATAATATAATCGAAAACGCAAGTTTAATAATTACACCTAACGCAGTTAAAACTTTAAAGTTGTATGCATTAAAACCGTATAACGGAGATGGTGACATGGCATGGACTAGGGCGAGTACGGCTACTAGGGTTAACTCATCTTTAGCTATTGAATCGGTTGCTACGGGAGTTCCTAGAATAGATTACCCTTTAGACAGTGGTTGCCCTCATATCTTAGTAGAGCCGCAAAGAACTAATTTATATTTAAACTCTGCTACTTTCGTAACTCAAAACGTCACAACAACAGCAACGGATTACACAGTTACTTTTTACGGTACAGGTACTATAACTTTTTCTGGTACTTATGCGGGTTCTCTAGTTGGAACGGGCGCAACTGATAGAGTAAGTTTAACCTTTACAGCGACAGCGGGAACGCTTACAAGCACTTTAAGCGGAACAGCGACAGATGCGCAGTGTGAAGCGGGAGGGTACGCAACTAGTTTGATAGTTACAACGGGCGCAAGTGCCACACGTTTAGCAGATACAGGAACAAGCTCCGGAGTCGCAAGCACCTTTAACAGTGTTGCGGGGGTTTTGTTTATCGAAATGGCTGCTTTGTTTGATGATGGTACAAGTAGATACATAGCTATAAGTGACGGTACGGCTGCAAATAGAATTTATATATATTACGACTCCACAGCAAACGCAATAAAGTCAGCTTTAAGGGTTTCTTCGTCTAGTCAGTATTCATTTTCACACGTTGTAACTGATGTTACAGATTTTCACAAAGTGGCTGTGAGATGGGCGGTTAATGATTTTAGTTTTTGGATTGATGGTATAGAGGTTGCAATAGATGGGAGTGGCTCTGTATTCGCTGCTGATACCTTAAACAATTTCTCCTTAGATTCTAGTGTCGGAACTGTGCCATTCTACGGTAAAATCAGACAAATAGAAACGTTCGATTATTTAACAGATACTGAAATGGCAAACTTAACAACATGATGAAATATAAAAACATACCAAAAGACAAAATGAAACACTTCTACGCGGGGTTGTTCATTACATTAATTGTGGGGTTAATTGTTGGCTCAGATGGTTCTACTTTCAACAACCTTTCAAACGGAATTTGGATAGGGTTTACAGTTGGCGCAATTATCGGATTACTAAAGGAATTAGTTTACGATTTAGCACTAGGAAAAGGACACGCGGAAACGAAGGATTTCTTAGCTACTTGTATCGGTTCGGCAGTTGGCTCGATGGTGTTAGGTTTAATTTATATAATTATTAAATAATGCCTTATAGAGTTTTAGATAGCACAGAGGCTACAGTAGGGGGTGTAGGTGCTTTAGGTGCTACAGGATTAATTCAAGTTTACGAATGGATTACAATGGAAAACATAAATGACTTTTTAGAGTTTGGGCTCGCTATAGGCGGGGCGGTTTTCTTATGTTATAAAATTAGTGGGCAAAGGCTAGACAATAAACTTAAACGTAAACAATTAAAAGATGAAAAATAGATTATTTCAAAATTATATAACTACAATTTTAGGGGTTGTTATCCTTGGATTTTGTGGTGTTATATTATACCAAGAGAAACAAACAGCGAGCGAGCTTTCAGGATGGTTAGCGGTTGGGCTAATGTTTCTACGTTCTAAAGATTCAATAATTTCATTACCTAAAGACAAATAACATGGCAGACCACGAAAACATAGTACCGTTCTTTATTCAATGGGAAGGCGGAACGAGTAACGACCCAAAAGATAGTGCCAGTTCTTTTACTTGCGGAGTTGATAGAATACATACTAATAAAGGTGTAACGTATAAGGCTTGGCACGGTGTATTTGGAGATAACAACGTAGATAGATTCTTAGAAATGAACGAGGAAGACTGGGGTTTAATATTCAAATCTAAGTATTGGGATGCTGTACAGGGTGACAAAATCAAACATCAAAGTATAGCAGATTGTTTAGTTAGTTGGGCTTGGGGCTCAGGCGCACGTACAGCGGTAAAGCAAATGCAAAGAGTATTAGGAGTTACTAGAGATGGTATCATAGGAAAGCAAACGTTAGGAGCTATAAACAAATCTAACGAAAAGAAGCTGTTTAGAAAGTGTATTATTGCTAGAGAGTCTTTCTTTCATTACATTTCAAACCCTAGAAACGCAAACGGTCAACGTGCTAGAATTAGATTTACGAACAATCAAAGATTCACTAGAGGTTGGATTCGTAGACTTAGAGCATTCGAGAAGCAATACGCACCTAAATAACAATCTTATGAAATATTTATTTATCCTATTGTTTGGGGTTGTTTCCTGTTCTCCGCAATTTCACATTAATAAAGCAAAGAAACATACCGAGAAGGCTATCTCTAAGGGTGCTGTAATCACTTCTAACGAGAGCACAGTTATAAATGATACGATTGTACTAACTGAGATAGTAGAGCGTGGAGATACGATATTTAAAACGGTTACGAAAACAGTTGAAAAGGTTATTTATAAGGATTCTGAAATTAGATACATAACTAAGAAAGACAAACGCAAAGAAGTAAAAGCAGTTAAACGAAAAGATAAGCTCAACTTTAAGAAAGATAAGCTCAATATCAAATTAGAGCGAGTAAGAACACGTAGAAAAAAGCGTTCTTTATGGTATGTATGGCTACTTATCGGAAGTGTAGCAGGTTATATTTTAAATAAAAAGTTTGGATAAGTAGTTTTAATTCGTAACTTGCAGAAAAAAAGTTATGAAAAAAGACATTGAATTTTTAAAGAGTTTAGAGCTTCCTACGTTTTTGTATGAAGATGAAGGAGAGATTAAAGTAGGCTTTCATGGTGACTCTGTTTGTACCGAAGATTGGTTAGAATGGTTGGCTAAGGTCGCATTAATTATAAACGAAAAACCTTAATTATGTGTAAATCTAAAACAATTAGGAAACGCTTATTTTACGATATCGAAACCTCATTTTGTCAAGGTCACTTTTGGAGGCCAGGTTGGGGAGTGAATATCTTACCACACCAAATCATTAAACACGCTCAAATTATCTGCATCTCTTGGAAGTGGGAAGGTAAAGAAGAGGTGCATCATTTAGATTGGGGTTTAAAAAAGCAATGCGATAAAGCACTACTTAAAAAGTTCATAAAAGAACTAGACAAGGCAGACGAGATAATAGCACATAACGGAGATAGATTTGATATTAAGTGGATTCGTACTAGAGCGTTATTTCATGGTTTAGAGATGAAACACAGTTACAATAGCATTGATACTCTTAAATGGACTAAGAAGTATTTAAATTTACCATCTAATAAACTTGCTGAGATATGTAAGTACTACAACTTAGTTAATAAACTAGACGCAGGAGGTATGAGTACATGGACTGATATCGTTTTTCATAAATCACAAGAAGCACTAGATAGAATGGTTCATTATTGTGATGGAGATATACATAGTTTAGAGGCTGTATTTAATAAGTTGCTTCCATACACTAAACCCAATATGCACTACGGAGTATTAAAGGGCGGTTCTAAATGGGGTTGCCCAGAGTGCGGAGGATTACCAAACTACAGTAGTAGCTATACAACAGCAGCAGGAACAGTACAGGTATATCTTAAATGTAAAGATAGAAGCTGTAGCACTTACAACAGAACTTACAAAGTGAATAATAAAACATACATGGACTTACTACAGTACAAAATGATTAATAATATTAAATAGCGTTTCATAGTTTGTTTTTTTTGGTTAACCCCGTTACTTAGTTGTAGCGGGGTTTTTCATGCGTTCTAAAAAAATAAATTAAAATAAAAGCCGATAATTATTTTTTATATCGGATATGTTTGCGTATGTTTACAAGAAAAAAGAAATATTATGATTTGGAAAAAACTAGAAGATAAAGGTAAGGTTTATGAGGTTAGCGAATACGGTGCTGTTAGGTATGAAAAGTCTAATGGTGAAATGTACCATTATAAAAAAACAGTTAATGACAAGGGGTACGTTTATTATGGTCATAGGACATCTCATCAATGGGTTGCTATGGCTTTTTTAAACCATGTTCCGTGTGGCTTTAAGTTAGTAGTGCATCATATAGATGCGAACCCATCAAATAATAACGTTAAAAACCTAGAAGTTATAACTCAAAGTCAAAATATTCTAAAATCTAAAAAAGAAAAAAGCTCAATATACCCATACGTTGAGTTTACAGGGAAAGATGGCAGGTATAAAATATCAATGAAAGCAGAAGGTAAGCAAAGATATTACGGTACTTTTGGAAACGAAGAAGATGCAGGAAGGGTTTCGGCATTATTAATGCAAATATTTAACAAATAGAAACTATGAATTTTATTTACATACTTTCAAATACAACACGAATAGTAAAGGCTACAAAAAGCTTAGACGAGAAAACACTTTGGGAAGCTAACGGTGGACTAGCTGTAGAAGTTCCTTTATCACTAGCAGAAGACTTAGCTAGTTACATAGACGACAACCAAGAGGTTTACATTCAAAACGAAGAGGGTGAAAGATTAGCAGAAGTTAAACCTGAGATTTACAACGACCCTATCGAACATCAGAACCACGATTGTTAAGCTAGTTACTATACA